GATTGTGCAGTATTGGGCGGGCTGGCTTCAAAAGCCCGTAGTTGAGATTATCAACGCGAGCGAGCTGACCGAGGACGAGCGCAAGCAGTTTGTTATCAAGGACAATGTTTCGTTTGGTAATTGGGATTATGACGCACTCGCCAACAAGTGGGACAACAACAGCCTCGGCGATTGGGGTATGGATGTGTGGAACTCTAACCCGACAGCGTTTGCACCTATACAGGGTGCGACTCCTTCGGCTACGCCCGCAATGCCTGATGCGAGCGAGGAAGACGACCCGACTGCGATGTTCCAAGACGCTCTGCCTCCCGAATTGCAGGGCGCAGACTTGTTGCCCGCAGACCTTCCCAAGATACAGGGCAGCGATGAAACGGCAATGGAGCGCGTGATTATCGTGTATCCGAAAGAGCAGTTGCCGCAGTTGTGTAACCTTCTTGGAATGGCGACAATCGACAAGGTGGTTTACAAAATAGACGAACTGAATTGTGCTGTGAGAGCAGACAAGACTATGGTTGATAGGGCTTGCGAATGGCTGAAAGACGAAATAAGCAACTATGTTTCATATGATGGAGAAATAGACAAAGAACTTATAACTGATTTCAGAGAAGCAATGAGAAGCAGCCAATGACCTACGCTGAATACATACGCTACCACCTCGGCGGTGACGCTGGGGTTGAGGAAAAAATGATTGCCTCCCTCTCGGCTCACTTCGGTTTATCGAGGTGGGACGGCTTTCGTTTGGCGTATTATTACACCACCACCTACCATATTCCAAGCGCGTTGAGACTGCTCCGCAACCCTAACACGCCGAAAAGCGCATTGAAGTTCAGAACTGACCGCCGCTATGTGCGCATCGGGGATAACTTCAACCGCATTATGAGCCAACTCACGCCGCAGCTGCTTGAAGACCTCGACAAGGCTACGACCACAACCGAGCAATACAACACCGTTTCGGGTTGGCACTTCTTTGGGAGGTACGCTTCGTTCCTCTTCCTCGAAGTGTGGGCGAAGTTGAGTGGCAAGCAAATAATTGACGACCTCGCGCTGAAATTCGAGCAGGAAGAGAACTACACAAAGGGCGCAGAGATAGTTGCAGGAACGCAAGAAAAAGCCGCATTAACGGCATTTATTGAACGAGCCAAGACCGACACCCACGACAATGTGTTTTCGCTTGAAACAAGCCTTTGCGCCGTAGCCAAATTGAAGAAGGGAACGCGCTGGAACGGCTTTTACACAGAACGCCTGTTGGCTGATGTGGCTGGCAGCGAGTGGGAGAACTTGATATTGAGATTGCTATGAAAACGAAGGTGATATTCATTGCGGGCGTTCCCGCATCAGGCAAAACAACCCTATTCAAGCGTATCCGCGAAACCCTCTTTACCAACTGCTCCGAGTTCAAGCACGGTAAGGCACGAGGTATTCAGAGCGAACACGGGTATTACAAAATGCTTGGCGTGTTTGACGGCTCAACTTTCGAGGGAACAGACCGTTTGAGTATGACCGTCATCTGCGATGCTATCGACTACATCAAGAGTTTGGAGCAACTGCCAACACGCTCGGTAGTGTTTGTTGAGGGCGACAGGCTATTCAACTTCCGCTTCTTACAGGAAACGCGAGCAAGCCTCATATTGCTTGATGCAGCCCCGGAAGTGCTTGCGCAACGCCACAAGGAGCGCGGCGACAATCAAACCGAAACCTTTCTGCAAAGCCGCAGAACGAAGGTAGAGAATTTTGCCACAAAATATCGCATTGGTAGAGCGTATAACAACACGCCCGAAGATGCGAAGAAAATTTATCAATTCATCATTAACGCAGCAAAACAATGGGTTGGAGAGTGTACGACCATACAAGGGACGATAAAGTCTTAAAGGATATTTGCTACAACTGCGGGAGTGCTTCCGTGAAAAGCACTTACCCGTTCTTCCGCCGTATGATGTACTACTCAAACGGCAACTATTGGTGTGAAATTCTTGATGACAAAGCCTTCTATTTCGCAAGCAAAGCGCGGAACCATATTCGCCTCATTGCAATTGCTGTAAAGCAAGAGCACCAGCGGCAAAAGATTGGCGAAAAGGTGTTATTCCGTTTGTTGCAGCGCGTTTCGCTCGTTGGGCTGGACACTTTGACGCTGCGAACATCAATGCACGAAAACGGGCAATTCTTTTGGCTTAAACAAGGCGCGAGAATTATGGATGTGAAGGGTAATGATTACGAAATGCAAATCAAAATAATCAAATAACTATGGCACAAAAGTATTACCAAAGCCCCCGTTGGAGCAACGAAATAGCCGATTGCAGTATGCCAATGACATTTGACACATACAGCAACTGCTCGTTTGGCTGTTTGTACTGCTTTTCGCAGTTCCAGCGCGGCGTAGGCGACACAAAGGAAGCCTACTTGCACAAAGATGTTCGCAATGTTTCTGTCGAACACATCAAAAAGATGTTTTCCGACCCCGACAAGTACGGCGGTCAGTTCAAGGAGTATATCAAGCAGCGAAAGGTTATGCAATGGGGCGGACTTTCCGACCAATTTGACGGCTTCGAGAAGCAACGCGGCAAGACGCTCGAACTGCTCCGCTTCTTCAAGTCTATCGACTACCCGCTGTGCTTCTCTACGAAGGCTACTTGGTTTACTGACGATGACCGCTATATGAGCCTAATCGAGGGTCAGAAAAATTGGAATTTCAAATTTTCAATCATCACGCTGGACGAGGAAAAAGCGCGGCGCATAGAGCGCGGTGTACCTTCTCCTATGGAACGCCTCGAAGCAATACGCCGCATTGCGGAGGCTGGGGCTGGCGGCGCAACTCTCCGCCTTCGCCCGTTCATCATCGGTATTTCAACCCCGTCATACCTTGACCTCATACGCGAGGCGCACAAGCGAGGTGCTGACGCTATGAGTACAGAGTTTTTCTGCGTAGAGCAGCGCAGCCCAACGCTCAAAGGCTTTATGCCAACCATCAACGAACTTGCGGGCTTCGATGTTATGGAGTTTTACCGCCGTTTCTCGGTTTCGTCTGGGTACTTACGCCTCAATCGCAAAGTCAAGGAGCCGTTTATGCGCAATATGAAAGAACTCTGCGATGAATTGGGTATGCGCTTCTATGTATCTGATGCGCATTTCAAAGAGTTGTGTTGCAACGGCTCTTGTTGCGGCTTGCCGCCCACTTGGAACTACTCGCGCGGTCAATGGTGCGAGGCGTTGCAGATTGCAAAGAACAACCCCGCAGGGATTGTTACTTGGGACGATGTGTGTGCCGATATTCAGGGGCTTGTTTCGCAGTTCCAATGGATAAGGGCGCAGGGCTTCAACTGCAACAGCAGCGAGAAACGCGCCAAGTATGAGGGTATGTCAATGGCTGACTATATGCGCTGGCTGTGGAACAATCCGCAGAGCGGTCAAAGCCCGTACAAATTGTTTGAGGGCGCGCTGGTTCCCGTAGGTAAAGACGAGAACGACAACTTGATTTATAAGTTCAACGGAGCGAGGTTTTAGGTATGGGAGCAAAAGGCAAGAAAATGAAGGACTACCGCCAAGCGCAGATTGTACGCCTTGACATTATCGCAGGGCTATATAAGCGCGGGTACTCGTATCGTGAGATACGCAACGAGGTTATGGCGCGCCTCGACTTGAAGAGTTACTCCCTCGAAACGGTTCACAAGGATATTGGGCGACTATTGAAGGAGTGGAGAGATACCCGGATTGAGAATTTCGACCACACCGTACAACTTGAATTGGAGCGTATTGACGAAATCATCAAGGAGGCTTGGGCTGCTTGGGATAAGTCCAAAACCGACTATGAGCGCAAGAAGGCGAAACAGCAAGGCATACCGGGCGGCGGCGAGAACGGTGAGAACGGCGATGTTGTAACGGTCAAAATGGAACAGCAACGCGAAGAGGTTATTTGCTATGGCGACCCCCGCTATTTGGAGGTGGTTCACAAGAACCTCATTGAACGCCGCAAGTTGCTTGGTCTATACAGCCCAGAGAAGCGCGAAATTTCGGGCGACCTATCTTTTGCTAATCTCCTTATGCAAACAGGTATTGTAGATGAAGAGAAATGAGGCGGAAATCAGAAGGAACGCAGATGCGCTCTTTACTGCGTGGCGCAACGATTGGAATTTGTTCATTAGGGACGCTCTTGGCGTAACTCTTGACGATGAACAAAAGGCGATTGTTGAAGCCGTGCAGCACAAGAAACTCGTATCTGTGCGCAGCGGAACGGCACGAGGTAAGGATTTCGTTGCCGCCTGTATCGCTGTGTCCTTCCTCTACCTCACGCCGCGCTGGAATAGGCAAGGCGACCTCGTTGAAAACACCAAAGTTGCCCTAACCGCCCCGACAGACCGACAAGTCAAGAACATTATGATGCCCGAAATCTCGCGCCTATTCAATCGAGCGAAAAAGAGGGGTTTTGTGTTACCGGGAAGGTTGAACGCATACGACATCAGAACGGATAACGAAGAGTGGTTCTTGACCGGCTTTAAGGCAGACGAGAACAACCACGAGGCGTGGTCGGGTTTCCACGCGGTAAACACTATGTTCGTGGTTACGGAGGCTACGGGTATTCTTGATGATACTTTTACGGCTATCGAGGGTAACTTGCAAGGTAATTCGCGCTTGCTGCTTGTGTTCAACCCGAATACCACCGTAGGCTACGCCGCCCGCAGTCAAAAGTCGGCGCGCTGGGTAAAATTCTGCCTCAATAGCCTCACGGCTCCCAATGTTGTTGAGAAGAGAATTTCGCTACCCGGTCAAGTGGACTACGATTGGGTAGTTGATAAGGTTGAGAACTGGTGCGAACCAATCACAGCCGAGGAGGTCAAGGAGAGCGAGAACGACTTTCAATTTGAAGGCTCTTGGTATCGCCCTTCCGACCTATTCCGCAGAAAGGTTCTTGGTGAGTTCCCGAAGACGGACGAGGATATTTTGATACCGCAGAAGTGGGTTGAACTCGCACAGGAGCGTTGGCGCAACTACAACTTAAAGAGCCACAACGATTGTATTCTTGGTGTCGATGTGGCAGGTATGGGTCGTGATTGCTCGGTAAACTGCTACCGTTACGACAACTATGTAGAACGCTTCGACAAGCACAATTCGGGCGGCAAAGCAGACCATATGAAGGTTGTCGGCAAGGTTGTAAACGATATGCGCTCACATTCGGGCTATTCGGTTTCAGTCGATACTATCGGCGAGGGAGCAGGAGTTTACGCCCGCTTGGTTGAGATATGCGAGGAGAGCGAAGGCAAATTTGATGCAGACACAATCGTCAGTTGTAAGTATAGCGAGGGCGCAAAGAATAGCAGCGGCGATGACTTGACCGATATAACAGGGCAGTATCAGTTCGCCAATATGCGCGCCTACTTATTCTGGGCGGTTCGTGATTGGTTGAACCCCGACAATGGCTTCAACGCGATGTTGCCACCCGGAGGCTCGTTTATGGAGGAGGCTACCGAAATCAAATGGTCGTTCCTCTCTAACGGCAAAATTATCATCGAGCCGAAGGAGGACATCAAGGAACGCTTGGGGCATTCGCCCGATGAATTTGACGCATTGGCAAACACCTTTCACCCCAAAGCGGTCAAGGCTGTTGGCAGCAAGCGCAACGAGGAGTATTACGATGAAGATTTGGAAAATATGTTGTACTAAAAACGCAAAAATATGGACATAAAAGAGATTACCCAGCAAGAGAGGGACGCACGAAGCGTCATTTCAGACCTCAAACGAAAGACCGTATCGGTGCCAGCGTGGGAAACCCTCCGCAAGGAGTATGACCCGAAGTTGCACCCCGTAATGACCGACAAGGGATACCGCGACAAATTCAACAAAAAGACGGGGCAAGTGGAGCGTGTAACACGCTTCACGCTCGGTTTGCAGAAGTTGGCGGTAAAGCGTATGACCGAGTTGATGTTTGCTATACCTGTGCGCCGCATTTACAGCCCGCAGGACGATGCCGAGAAGAAGGTTGCCGAGATTATGGAGGCTATCTTCAAGAAGAACCGCATCAACAGCATTAACAATGAGCGTGGGCTATATTTGTTTGCTTCTTGTGAGTGTGTAACGCTATGGTACAGCCAAGAGAAGGACACCATTTACGCTGGCGAGAAGAGTAAACTACGCCTACGCTGTAAGAACTACTCGCCGATGAATGGCGACAACCTGTACCCGCTATTTGACGAGTATGACGATTTGATTGCTCTCTCGGTTGAGTACACTCGCACCGAGAACAACAAGAGCGTAACCTACTTTGACACCTATACCGACTATGAGCATATCCGTTGGCGCACAGAGGGCAGCAAGACCGTAGAGGAATTGCGCGAGTCTATCGAGTTGGAGAAAATCACAGGCTTGTATATAGCCCGCCCGGAGCCTATTTGGGAGGACGAGTCGCAGAATGTGTACGAAGCCGAGTGGACTTTAAGCCGCAACGGCAACTATATCCGCAAGAACGCCCGCCCCGCTTGGGTGGTGTTCTCGGACGAGAAGATTGCTCACGGTAAGAGTTCGGGCAACGACAACGCAGGGCGCGATGTTATTCAGTACGGCAAGAACGACAAGGCGGGATATGTTACTTGGCAACAGGCTATCGATAGCATCAAGTACCAGGTAGAGGAAATCAAGCGCGAGTTCTTTATGAACTTACAGCTGCCCGATATGTCAATGGAGAATATGAAGGCTACGCCGATGTCGGGCGAGGCTCGCAAGATGATGTTCATAGACGCGCAGTTGAAGGTCGCAGACGAAAGCGGCATTTGGTTGGAGTTCTTTGACCGAGAAATAAATGTTGTGCGCGCCTTCTTGAAGAAGATGTACCCTCAATATGCAGCTGCTATTGACAGCCTTGCGGTAGAGGTTGAGATTACTCCATACCAAATCCGCGATGAGGCAGAGCGCATCAACAACCTTTCCAACGCTTGCGGCGGCAAGCCTATTATGAGCCAAAAGACCGCCGTTGCGCGTCTTGGCTATGTAGACGATGTGGACGAGGAGTTGAAGCAAATCGCGAAGGAGGGTTCTGTGGTAAGTTTGTTTGACGAGCAAGCCGAGTAGCCTATGGCAAAAAAGATTGTTTTACCCAATTGCGAGGAGTGTGTGCATCACTACGATTTGCACGAGATAGGAGCAAACGGCAAACCGTTCTTGTGTAGATGTAGGAAGCACACACAACGCAGCCGCTTCATAACCAAAGACGGTTGCAATGACTTCAAAAAAGCAAACTAATGGCAAAGAAATTCAAAATTGACCTATTCGACAAACGCCACTTCAACAATATGCTCAAACGAATGAAGGGCGTTGAGGAAATGTTTGACGAGGCGGTCAAAGAGGCATCAAGAGCAGGAGCGGCATCGGGGTTCAGCGACCCCGAACGCCCCTTCTGTTTTGATGATTTTCCTGCGGTAAGGCGCAAGGTGGACGAGTTGGTCAAGAAACTCCACGAGCAGGTTGTGCATACCATTGAGGAGGGCGACCACGAAGAATGGATGCTATCGTGCGAGAAAAACAACGAACTTGTCGAGGCAATGACGCGCTCAACCAGCATACCAAAAACGCAAATTACACAATGGAAACAGCCAAATTTGGAGGCATTGGCGGCGTTTCAAGCGCGTAAAACAAAC